CATTGTTGTTGGGCTTAGCGTTATTGTTGGGCTTAGCATTGTTGTTGGGCTTGTTGCCATTGTTGGCGGGAGCCGCGTTGTTACCACCGTTCGCAGCACGCGCCTTGTTAATAGCGTCCGTCGCTAATTTGAGAGCGATCTCACGGAGCTTCTTGGCACCGTTGTTGAGAGCGTTGTTCGCGGGCTGGTTATTATTAGCCATGATCGTAATATACTAATTAGTAAGATTATTTTTCCTCATCCCCTTTTTTTTCAATACATTTTTCAGTTCAGCCATAAGTGCCGCACGCTTAGCATTTACGGGAGGTTTCCTGGGTGGTGGTGGAGGAGGAGGTGGAGGAGGGGGAGGTGGTCCACCCCCAGTACGCATAATCATTTGGGGACTGGGACCCACAATAGTTCTACAGATTCGAACAACTTGCTGAGCATTCTTAACACTATTTTCAAAGTTTAATCTAATTTTGGCGCGGAGTTCCTTAGCAGTTAGTTTGACCCGCTTACCACGGACATCCTTAGTAACTCGCAGACCCGCTTTCTTAGCTTTCTCCTTGAGATCCTTGTACTGCATATTACTATAGGTAAATATAAATAAAATTCCTTCTGAAGATATAAAGATAGCAAACTCATGAATCATAAGATGGGTGATGTTACTGAACTAAAGATCATGATTACGCGTGTACTCATCCCTAGGATACGACAGTTAGAAAGTGAAGTAGAATCTTTGAGAAAACACACATGGCCCTATGTGCAAGCTCGTAAGGAACATCACGAACTAGACGACATGGAAGCTAAGATGGATTTTTTCAAAAATTTGGACGATGACACAATCAAGCAACTTTTGGAAATCAAGTCTAGACTGCGTAGAGGTTCAAATCTTCAGCATAGGGAATTTGACATGATTACACTCAGGAATTTGGAGAATAATTTCTGTTAATAATGTATAGCTATGAGTTTCTTACGTAGCATAAGAGGTAGATCGGGTGCTCTATCTGGAGCATCTTCCACAGCTTCAAGTTTACTTGTTCAATCCCTCATACTCATGACATTAGCGGGTATGGATAACCCAATGGCAAAGGCACTTCTCATTTGCTGCGCCTGTTCATCCTGTTCAGGTACATTTAGAATGTTACAGCAGATGCTCTATGGGTTCACTGGTATCAGAACATATGGTGTTTGATTAAAATCTCAGAGTATATTAAATCACTCACGATGGGTGCCGCATTATCCTCTCTTTGGTTCTTCATAAGCCCAATTCCAGATTTGTCTAACAAGGGTAAGTTCAAGCAGGTTTCATCTTTCATGATGTCCGTGAGCTGTATGTTTACGATGCTCCTACTCTACTGGGGTAAGCAATTTTATGATATGCACCCTGGATTCCCCGTTCCATTCCCACCATGGTTCTTCCCAGGTATGCTAATACTTATGTGTAGTTGCTGCTGCTCAACCCTCAAACTTATGGGTCAGGCAAATAAAGCCCTGAAACAGTGATAAATTAGAAGAAGTTATCGGTGCGATACATCTTAACCCCAAATGAACCAGTCTTACCAGTGATTGAGACTGTTTCATTTCCATATAGCTCCTGACATCCTATATCCTCCATACAGTCTCTAGCATTATGGCTTATAGGTATAGGGTAAATCTGTTGACCGGGTGTAGTAGTGTAATAATGGTACCTATCACGACGACCACGCACCTCTTTACCATATAGGGGTAATGTAGTTTCGTTAGGTCCAGTTAATATACCCATTTGCTGCATTTGCCCGGGCTTGTATTTCTTGATGGGTGGTCCCCTAAACTCTGGTTCTCGGCGCACACTTACTGGGCGTGGTGGTACTGGAAGAGAGGGTTGGGTCTGAACTTTGACAATCCTGGGATTATACCACATATAAACAAGAGCAAGAACTAGAACAAAGAGGATGGCGGAAAGCATCTGAGTTTTCGTCTTGTTCTTCATTTATTATAGTTAAGGAAAATCTTTCCAAATAAGGTATGAAGATACTAGCGATAGATATCGGGTATCACAACATGGGTTTAGTTTTAGCTGAGTCATTGACCGGTCCAAGTATTACGATTGAATACATGAAAAAGGTAAGTTTAGAAGACTACAAATATTTAAAGACCAATGACTTTGTTGACCTAGTTCCTTTATTTGTGGAAGATCATCAACACCTATTTGATGCGGCTGAGAAAATACTCATAGAGAGACAACCCCCGAGTGGATTTACGAATATTGAGATTCTTTTACACTACATGTTCAGAGATAAGGTTAAACTTATTTCACCTGTGAGCATGCATTTACATTTTGGTATAAGAAACTTGGATTATGATGAGCGGAAAGAGCGGACTATAAGTCTAGCCGAAAGATGTTTGAAAGAGGAAATTCCATACGAAAGGAAACATGACATAGCTGATGCTGTGTGTATGATTATGTATGACAATTTTAAATGTGCGACTCATATATTTGATCGTTTTAGGTATCGTCCACCTTCTTCAACAACTTGAGTTCATTATTGATGATAGTGATTGAATTCTTAATGGCTTCCATTGCGACAAATATCTCATTTGTGTTTCCTCTGTCAATGAAATCCTGAATATTTTTAAGGTTGTGGTCAATCGACTCTTTACCGAGACGAGCATCCTCTTCGATCTTTCTTTTCGTTTCTTCGAGACGAGTTATTTTAGAGAAAATCGAGTCCCGGTCATCCATAAAATTTTTAGTTAAGTCTTTGATTTCCTTCTTTAGAACATCTTGGTGTTTGTAAAGATCGGTGCGAGAGATTTTGGATCTCCCCTGTTCAATATCCTTCTGAAGTTCGTGTATCTTGATAGAAATCAACTCCTTATCTCTCACAAATACCTCGTATTTCTCCTCTACAATCTTCTCGAGACGGCCAATCTCTTCTACAATTTTGATATCCATTATAAGAGATTGACAATTTTTTATGAAAATAATCTGTGCACATAATAAATGCCTAGTTCCAAGCAACTTCAGGATGCGCGTAAAAAGTTAAAGAGGACTCCCAAGCCCAAGGGTAATTCACCTAGGATACCATCTGCTGCGCTCCTCCGTATCATCAAGTCGGATCCCAAGATTAAGCGTAACAAAGAATTTGTAAAGCGTGTCCATGAGTTAATCAAGAATGGTAAGTAAAATACCATTTAGACTACTACCCTCGCAGCAGGAATCTTCTTACCATCCCATACTTTGAAAATGTCATTGATGATGTTATCAAAGTAACCGAGACGATACTGAACTATACCCCATAACACAAAGAATACAGTCTTTGTGAGGTGATTAATTTCATTCTCCTCCATTTTGTATATTGGACCCACAACCCTCCCCATAAAAGTTTCCTCTTTTTTTGAACCCGTAATAGCCATTTCTGCTTGCGTCAACGCGCAGGTGTCGTCGTTTACACTCCAATGGTAAAAGATGAATGGAATTAAAATGGAGTAAAATTCCAAGTTTCTCCTGTCATTGGTAAAGGGTATTACTAGGATGAATATGAGAAACACAAGATGAATGAAAAAAATAATATTCATCTTATTATAAGATGAGTGAAGAAATTAATATGGAGGAAACGTGGAACGAATATCACGAGAGTATACTTCGCCAGTGGGGTGAATCCTCTGCCTGTTATCGTTACATGCACCACCGCGCTTTTTTGATGTTCAAAAAGCTGTCTCTTCGCTTCAATTTACCAGTGATTGTTTTGTCAACAATAACAGGTACGGCTAACTTTGCCCAGTCCACACTGCCACCAGCCATTCAACCCGCGGCACCGTCTATAATTGGTGGTTTGAACCTTATAGCAGGTTTGATTGCAACTATCATGCAATTTCTTAAGATACAAGAACTTATGGAGAACCATCGAACTGCTGCGTTAGGTCACGGTTCCCTCTCACGTAACATTAGGTTACAATTGGCTTTACCCCG